AAGTGTTCCTGCGATTGTAGAAAGCTCTGCGTCGGTACTGTTCATCAATGCTGTTTTTGTGTATGAGCGTTTCCCATAATCATTGATAGAATCTGCGTTCGATGTTGCCTGTGCAGAACCACCTGTACGAGTCAGGCTTATATCATTTCGAATAAGATCAGCATCGTAATCTAAACTGACATCAGTTAATGGCAGTGCTGCTGTTCCGAGTGTTGCCTGCGAAGTATTTGAAGCTGAATCACTGAAGAATGAATTGCGATTCTTATAGACAACTGCATTTGATTTGTCTGCGTAGATCTGTCCTATGCCTTCACTGTCTTCTATTTTTTCTAAAGCAGAAAGAGTAGAACCTGTCAGAGCTGTTGCCTGCAATGTTGACAATCCTGTTGCCACATCTCTAGCGACAATTCCTGCGTCGTCTAAAATCTCATTCACTGCTACAGAAGAAACTCCTGCAGTGGTAGTCAATGAAATATCAGCACGACGGAGATCCACCATTCGGTCACTACCTCGAACGGTTGTTGTTGCATCTTTCATCTGCTTGTATCCCATACCCCAATCAGTCACAATCCCTTCAAAGACTTCATATTGAGTTCCTGTCGTAGGATGTGTGAGCTTAATTCTGACACGTCTTGAGGGAAGTAATTTTCCGTAGTAGGTTCCTGCAGCATTGAGAGGGTCAAAGAGCCGTGTTGTGTTATCTAAAACAATACTGACTCTACCAACTGCTGTTCTTTGTAGCTCTCGGCTCTTGCCTCTATCAATAGAAATAGAACGAACATACGAGGTGACATCTGCATAATCGGAATCGGCATCAGGAGAACCAAGTTGATTAGGAAAAGATGCACTCCCTAATATCCAACCATCGTTCTCTGCTCCTGCATCAAAACGAATTCCACAAAAGAGTGTCGGTAAAGCTAAACTCATATTAACTCTCCGTCAGGAACGCTGTGCTGGCTCCTGCCATCTTCGCTTGGTTGATCTTGTCTAATATCATTTGTCCAGCTTCTGCTGGGTCGCCCATAACGCCTGCATAGACGTTCACTACGATTGGAGCTTCTCTTACTCCTGTCGCAATACGACTTCTAACTGCGTCATCAATCCCTTCGAGAATTGCATCTTTTGCAGCATCGGTAGGGTCTTCAGAAAGTTCTTTTAATTTGCCAAATAAACTTGCATCTTCATACTTGCCACCTTGACCGAACAGGAGCATTCCTTCAGTTGTCTGACCAGATTTGATGCTGTCAGCAATTGATTGAAACCTACTAAGGTCAAGCAGTGCATCTGAAATATTTGGATCTGCCATTGATCCACCTGCTCCGAATGCAAGTAATGGCTCAGTTATGTTTCCACTTAAGACACTTGCTACAGCAGAAAGCCTTGAACGACGAATATTTTCTTCTTGGACTTTTATAGATTCCATTCGTTCTTTAGACCATTCCAAGAGCTTGTGCATGCGGTCTTCATCGTTGGTTGCTTTATTCACTGCTTCTTTTGCTGTCGCTGATGGTAGTGCTGTTATTGAAGGAACAAATGGTATTGTTGAGGAGCCAGATCCGATCTCAGGCTGTACTCCAGACGCAACGAAAGCAGCATCATTCGCTTCTGTTGTCATGTCGTCCCAGAGATCAGATTCGTTTCTGAAGGTGTCAGCAAATCTACCGAGTTTGATTTCACGATTTGCAATAGAGGCGAAGTTGACTCTTCCTAAACCTTCAAAAGGCTTTATTCCCATGATATTAATCTTCCTAAGACCATCGAGAATATTATTAATAAAGTTGTCAACAGTTCTGAGAGCACTACCTAATCCAGACAAAATGCCATTCGCCATACTTTCAACAGAGCCAATCACTCCATTGGCAATTTCTCTCCATTTATCTTTAAACCTACCAATGAGGAGCATTAGTGCAGTAATGGCAACGATTGGAGCTGCGACTGGTCCGAAGGCTGCTAAGATGGCGACTCCTATTGTTGCAATAATTGCCTTAATAATAGTGCCTTGACTATCCCAAAAATCAGCAAACCATTTAATGAGTGTTGATGCAGTTTTAAACGTTTCTTGGAAGCCAACAGCAATGTCACGAATATGTGGAGTTAAGAATTCTATCGCTTCAGGAATTTTCCTATTAAGAAACGGAATAAGTTCGTTAATAATAATGGGGATAACTTTGTCATTGAGCATCACTGCCAAATTAGCGAAGCTCGGCATCAATGCTTTGACGATACTCTCCTTGAGTTCTCCTGTTGCTGCTTTCAGTTTTGCTTGTGTTCTTGCTAACGTGTCTCCACCTTTAGCGAAGGCAGCTTGAGCATCTTGTGATTTCTCGAAGATCAGAGCTTGAGTAATCATTGCCTTTGCTTGTTGTAACATTTTCCCTTCAAGTTCCTCTTGACCTTGTGCCATGAGCCTAGCTTGAACATCTGCTTCCATAATGGAAATACCAAGAGTTTTTAATCCTTCGCGTTCACCGAGCATTGCTTTCGCTAAGATATCTGCAGCTTGTGAGGCATTTACTTGACCACTCGACCATTCAGCTAATGCTCCAGATAAACCAACAACAGAAGTTGACATACTTGCTGCAGCTTCTCTAGTGAATCCCATCGGTACGAGGAGATCTCCAAATTTTGCAGCCAGATTTTCTGTTGCAGAAACGGTCAACCCCATTTCGGCAGAGACCTCTTTCGCCCACTCTGTAACGACTCCTCTTTGCTCTCCAAATACAGTGCTAACCTTGTTTTCAATAAGGTCTAATTCACCAGCCATCGAGAACAGTTTTGAAGCTGCCAAACCTGCCGCACCTGTAATGGCAGCGATGCCAGCGACACCAATTGCCATCTGCTTGCCTGCAGTTGCCATCGTTGAACCGAGCTTTTTACCAGACGAGGAAAGTCTATTCAATGAACGGAGTGCGTTCTTGCTATCAGCCTTAACCTTAATATTGACTTCGTTAGCCACTGGTATCAGGCTCCTCTGCTAATTGGATTAGGTGCATCAGAAGCTGAGCAGGTTCGTTAAGAATCTGCGATGGAAGTTGGTTATAGCGTTGTGCTAATCCGTCTACCAATTTTGCTGTCCTGACGCTCTGAGGCATATTTACACGCCTGCCACTGGCATGGTCGATTCCGCCTCCGACATGTTCCCATTTTCGTTTGGCGGATTGTTCTCTAAAGGGATTTGCTGTACTGCAAGCAACCACCCTTCAACAAGCTTTAAAGCGATATTGAAAGGCAGTTGCATAATGCCTTTTTCATCAGCAGGAATATCTTTATTATTTGCATCTATAAAAGACCAAGAGATAAGAACCTCTTTAGCAAACTTTTCAAATCCTGCCCTCACTTCGTTGTTACTCATCAGAGCTTCAATTTCAAGCATTGTTCCCAATGGAACATCTAACTTGCATCGAAGCTCTGAATCATTTAAATCCAAGTCCTCAAATTCAATCAATGCCTCACGTTGTCCTAATCTATAAGCCATATTCACCCTCCCTTATGTGATTAGACTGTTGTCCAAGTTGGTACAGTTCCAGATTGCAATTCAAGAGTTGCTGTCCAGTTCAAAGAACCATCTGTACCTCTTGAGAGGTCATAGCTGGAAACGAGTGCCTCTGCTGTGAATTTAGGATTGCTTGACGTATTTCCGCCAATAGAATAAGTCACTGTTCTAGTACCTGATTTCACTTTGAACACATCGTGACTCTTGTTTGAAGCAGCATTGAAAACACCATTCAAACTGATGCTAAAATCCTGCAATCCAATGATTCGTTCCTGAGCACTTTTATCAATGCCAGTAACGGTCAGAGTCTCTTGTGGAGTATTAATAGTTAAAGAAACAACATCATTCGAGATGTCTCTTGCACTGCCTCCAGAATCGTCAATCGCGATATAATCGCCCAATCCAGATTGCTTAGCCATTACTCAATTCCTTTCTTAGAGGCGGTTGCCACTAACTACAAAAACCAAATTTGAAAACGTCCCAGAAGTGGCGACACGGATATACCTGTTCACCGTTCCTGTTACCGAGATTCTTTCTGCGGTCTGCCCTGAAACAGCAGTGAAGCTGACCAAATCAGACCACGCTGAATCGTTCGTACTATGTTGAATTTTGACTGTGGCAGATCCTGAAGCGAGGCTCATGGCTGAAATGAATCCAGAAAGTCCTCCGCTCGAAGAAGCTCCATTGTCAACGCTTGCTGTATTTGCTGCACTGGAATCTGTCTGTTTGTCTGCTGTGAGGAGTACCCCAAATTCAGCTCCGTTGCCATCTGCTTCTGTGTACTCAACAGTCGTTGCGATTGCAGCCCCTGGACTTCTTGAAATGTCATAGCTTGCTTGTTTCGCTGTAAGGCAGACAGTCGGATCTCCAATAGATGTTCCCAGAGCAACGATTACCTCCTGATCCGCTGTAGGTTTCTTTCCAGAATTACTTGTCCAGAGTGCATGGGATAATCCAGTGCCAGCATCGAACCACCCATTCACTGAAAGATTGGAATCATTCGTGCCAATAATTCTTGTCCGAGCTGTTGTCGCTAGTGCTGTCGTGTCGAGTAATTCCTGCGTATAACCAACACCTGAAAGTGAATTGACATCTGTATTCAGATCGTATCCTTCAGCATAAAGTCGCACATTAAGTCCTGATGTTTTTGCCATTGTTTCCTCCTATGGTGTGATCGGATATTCACCGAACATATCGATTTCAAAAGGGATTGTTGCCACTCGAAATCTGTTGCCACTAAGGTCTAAAAAGCCTGTGGTGGCACTTCCTATTTCTGAATCGGTAACTTGTCCATTGAGATCTGCGTCTCCTCGTAGTGCTGTTTTGATGTTGACAATGGCGTCCCAGACATCCTGCTCCACTGTTTCTCTTAAAGTTTCATTAACAAGAACTGGAAAATATGCCTGAATGGTCATTGTCGTTGTCGTACTGACATCGCCAAGTGTTTCAAAATCAAGGTCGTGTGATTGAATCCAAAATGCACACATAGGAGTGGTTGGCACGCTTAGAGGCTCTCCAAAATAAATGAGCTTAAACGTAGGGTTTGAAACAGTACCTAACAAAGCATCAATTCTTGCCACTGCACCTGCTCTGGTCATTTGTTCAACGCTTTCGCAAGACTGTGAGTAATAAGTTGTTCTAGTCGCTTTCTTTTTTTTCTGCCGTTCCATTCTTTTGCAGTGTCTCGGAACATAAAAATCCCTCTAGTACCACGACGACCAATAGCTCGTTGCAATAAGAAGATCGTTGATTCTGTGAAGCCGTGTTTTAATGCCCAAGGTTTTATCGCTTCTCTTGGAGGCATTTTGCCTGCTCCTCGTCCGTGTTCAGCAAACTGAGCATAGGTAAGAGCCTTGTCACCAATAGCAGCACCAGAGGCGATAACAACTCCATAAGTAGTTGATCTCCAGCCAATTGAAGCTCTTAACTGTCCTGTAAAGAAGCCTCGTTTTCCTGCCTGTAATTTGTCTTGAGTAGACTGAACGACCTCCGATCCAACATCTTCCAGCCCTTTTTCCAGTCCTTTCCTATAAGCAGGACTCATCTTTTTTTGGTCAAATATTGTGCCTTTAATGTCGAATGTAATTCTGTCATCTGCCATTAGAAGATCACTCCTGCCGAGGCTTGGTGAACTCTATACACATCTAGTCCAAACAGTGCATCTTTAATCTCCACATTTGAACGAACGGTAACACTACCTCCACCAACGGAAAGGGATTCTACATTGCCTAAATTGTGATCTCGGTAAAGCACTCTAGCGATGTCCAGACACGTCTCTCTGACTAATGGGGGATATACATATCTACTAACACTGACTGAATCAAGATGTGTCGCTGCTGTTGTGCCGTTGACCCCTCGTGTGACCGTTAGAGTGTTTGAGGAAATAGCTCGAATATACATCTGCTCAGTACCAATGAGGATCGTGTTTCCTACGGAAAAGTTAGTTGCTGATGTCAAGACAACTGATGTCGCACTAGTCGATGAAATTGCTCCATTGAGCGTTGTTGTGTCTGGAGAGGTGTCTTCGTTCCAACCCCATTTTCCTGCTATTGAAAGCACTTGTTGACCAGATCCGAAACTTTTTGTGGTTTCCTCTGTAAGCGTGATTTCAAACTTCGGTGAGGCATTATAGGGTCTGAGCAGATAATCGCTTGTAATGCCTTCGGAGAGCGTCTCCGACGAGCTGCGAGCGGTATCTTCATACGATGTCACAGTAGTAGCAGAAATCAACCATCTATCTAGTGGCACTGCTGCAACACGAGAACGAGTCGTAATAATTCCACCAGAATCTACAGTCTTGGATCTTGGGTCTTGAACAAGATCTCCTGACCCTAAATCGTAGAGCCGAGTCTGTACTACCACACCCCAAGAATTATCATTAACAAAAGCATCCATTCTTCTTGAAGCACTCTCCAGCAGATTTCTCAGTGTTGCTGCATCGCTTGTCCATCCAGAAGAATATGATGTTCCTGCTAAATAATTTCGAAACTCATCTGAGCTAGCGTAGGTGTGATATACGGTCATCTATTTGTTCTCTTTTGCCCTGCTTGCGTCTTTCTTGGTTGTTGTTGGAGGCTCTGAAAAAGCCCAACCATATTCCTTGAGAATTGCTGCATCGATTTCATATTCGATTCCTGAGTGGAATGTTTCTCCGCCTTCGATACCAAGCGGATGAATGCATGTAACTTTTGCCATATTTTCTTCCTATCTTTTCTTCTTTTGGACTTCCGCCCCTGCGAGGGGCGAAAGAGCGGAAGTCCAGTGGAAGGGTAGAGAGGTGGTGGTACCTCTCGTCTGCTAATTTCCTATCTACGCGGCACGAAGAATCTTGAACGCTTCGGCAGTTGCCATGCGACCATCTGATCTTGCAGTGGCGAAGAATCCGACTTGCCCATTGCCCATATACAAGCTGTCATTCCGACGGATACTCATTCCTGCTCTTTCAAACAGGTAGTATGCTGACATGTTTCCAGCGAGACCAATCTTCTCGGTTGAAGTGATAGTCGTGCCGAAAGGCTGACCAGATACATCGACGTTGAGGACTTGGCGACCCATCAAAAATGCGTCTGGAGCATTCGTAAGACTTTGAATAGCGTGAATTCCTGCTGCAGTTGTGCCGATACCATTGATGAGTCCTGAGATTGCTGATGGGAATACCCACCTGAAAGTCTCAACTCCACGATGCTGTTGAGGAACATCGAAATACGCATCCACGATATCTGCTGCGACAACTGATGTTGCATTGGCTAAAGTTGAATAGCCAACCGATGCACCAGCAGCATCGACACCGTTCACAATTCCGTTATAACGAGCGGTACCGTTTCCAGCTAAAATTTCCTTATCTTGGAATCTGCCATTTGCAGATTGGAAGATTTGAGTCAGTAGAGCTGGCAAGTTTGGCACTGAGTCTGCTAAGAGTTCATCAGATACGCGAGTTAATCCTGCGATCTTTAAAACGCCAAATGATACTTGACCGACAGTTGGAGTTTGCTCTGCCCCAGTGTATGCAGCTTCCTCAGCCAGATAACTCATTGCAACGCTGTCCAGTGTTGGAACATATCCATCTTTGGAATTTACTCTTAACACTGTACAAGAATCACGGAGCTGACCGCCTGTTGCTTCTGGGATAACGAATGTTGAGTTGATGAATTCTTCTGGTACGAAGTATCCACCCTCGTTGTCTGTATCTTCCTGCATGGCTTTTGTTTCATCTGCTGAGGCATTTCTAAAGAATTCATCTTGAGACTTAGCGGTAAACCACTTCATCCAAGTGTCTCTCTGGAACGCTGCTTCAGCTTTTAAGTTCGAGCCCATTTTGTCCTGCACCCAAGAAGTTTGAGCCATAGGTGGCAAGTCTTTTTGATAACCTGCTGGGCGGTAGTTTGCATCTACATGGTTACGGTAGGAGCCATCAGATCTCTTTTCATTTTGAGCGTCTGTTTTAGCTTCTTCCTCAACTACTGGAACAGTGTTCATTGGCTTCATTTCAGCCTTGAGGCTTTTAGCGATTCTTTCTTGAAGATCGCTCTCTTTTTCTGCTTGCTCTAAAGTAGATTCCATCTCCTGAGTTAGCTTTCCAGCCATCTCTAAATCGCCTTCAGCTAATGCTGATTCTGCTGACTTGCGGAGAGCTTCTACTTGAGCGAATTTCTCTTGTGACATTATTTGTTCAATCCTTTGTTTAGTCGCTTGGTTGATTGGCGTAGTCGAGAGGCAATGAGTTTTTCAACTATTGTGTCTCGCTCGTCGTGCTTTTCATTTCCCTGTTCAAGATCGGCAGAGTGAGATTGCTCTGGCTCTGTGGATCTGTTTTCAGGTAACTCTGAATTGGCATGTTTTGATTGGTCGGATTCGGTAACGACTACATTGAAGTTTTCAAAGTAGGCTCGTTCTTCTTCTGTCATGAAATTATCTTCTTTGGCTGAGAGTGTTCCTGTATTAGGTGACGCTCCTCTAAGAACGCTCGACACCTCTACCCAGTCGAGGTCTTTTATTCGACGAATAAGTTGGTTGTTTTCTCGGTCAAGTTCTATACCGTTTTCTGGAACATTAAACCCAACACTCCACTCCCTTACGTATCCGCCTGCTACGTTCGAAAAAGCATCTCTCCCTGCCTGAGTATCCAAATTGAATTGAATCTTGTTGTAGAGCCTTGCAGAGCCGTCTGCTTGCTGAATAGCTTGTGCATCAACTACTTTTCCTACAACTGCAGATGAGTTATGTCCTACAAGAGCAGGAATGGGAAGATTGTTTTCAATAGATTTATTGAAAGCACTGGACTCTATTACATCTCCATCACTGTCAATAATGCCCATTGAATTCGTAAATGCTTCGACTATTCCTTGCGATTCATCAAGCACTTTGATATCGCTAATTCGTGACTGTTTGTATTCCATTCGTCATCTCCTCTTTCAAGAGTTCAGCTTGTTTCTCTGCCCATTTCATAGACTGGTCTGGCTTTAAAGGATCGCCTCCCCATAAAAGAAAGGTGACTGCTTCTGCACTTGGGAAATTAGGGCTTTCAGGATTATTACTGGCAGCAGAGTTCATTTCGCTGATGTGGTTTTTAAACCAGTCATTCATTCTGATAACTTTGTCATCGGAGATATTGCCGTGGGCTAAACCAACAGCTTCATCAACGATCTGTTCAGTGGCTCCATTAGCGATATAACCTTGATCGAGATATTGCAATCCTCTTGCTGCGTTTTGTTGCATATAGACAGGCACTTGTACTTTTATGAAATCGATAGATGCTTCTAATGCGACAGTATCTACCAGTCCAAGTTCTTCTACTTGAAGTGAAGAAAGCGGAGACCAAGAGAGCCTGCAATTAGGATGAGAGACAACGGTTCTTGATTGCTTGATTGGATAAATTTGTTCGTGACGCTGTGAGCAAGTTCTACCGTCAGAGCCTTCATAATTATCAGCAGGATCGCCGTCTGGATCATAGGCTTGGACATACTCAACTTCTTGAGCTTCGTAATAGCCAAGAGTGGTGGCGTTCATAGCTCGCATTACTTCAGTTCGTGCTATCGTTCGTGCTCTGTTTGCGTATGTTTCTCTCGCCAGAGAATTAACACCTGGGAAATTCTCGTCAGGCACTCCTCTAGCAAGTTGATCGATACTGTATCCACGCTCTACAGCAGTATTGACAGCTTTACCAACTGCTCGTTCTGTCTCATTCCACATCTCGGTGACTGTGAGATCTGCACTCTGCAGAATTTGAGTGACAATAGGACTTCGATCATTAAACTCTAATGCACCTGCAACACCAGAATTAAGAACAGTGTCCCAAGTTGTTTTAATGATTTGTCCGTAGCCATTTCGTATTACATCATTCAATCCACTACGACCGTCAGGAGGAAGAATGCCACTTGGATTGACATCATCAATTCCTATTTTTGTTATTTGTGTCTGACTGGAAGCACTTCGTTCAATAAGCCTTCCCATTTTGCCTGCCACTTGGTCAGCAAGTTTCTTGAAGTATTTAACTAAATCTGCTTCAAGTATTTCTGTGAGATCTTCTCGTTGTTGAGAGAGAGTCCTATTTAGTTTTGCTGAGCGTGGTAAGACAGGAGCTTTTTTAAAGTTTTCAACAGGAATCCCTGCTTGGAGTAATTCAGGAGCAGGTGCTTGAAGTTGAATTGGATTATCTGGATCTATTTCTAAAACAGAAGTAGGAACACGTCTCAATTCGCCATTGTCAAGAGCGTCATATCCAAGTGCTGCTCGTGCTTCGTTCAAAGAGATGATTCCATCAGTGAATTGCTTACTGATTCTCAATGATATTGCATTGACATCTTCTTGGAATGCTTTGACATCTTCTGTTGCTGCTCTAACTGTGACATTGCGTTCTCTATTGCTGACTTCTAAAGCACGATATAAGAAGGCGGCTATCTTGTTAACAAGTGGTGCAACTGTTTCTGAAATGAATGATTCTCTCGCTTGTTCATAATTGGAATAGCTGCTGACTTCTAATCCTGACTGAAGTCCTAACAAAATTGGAGGTACTCCGAAGGTTGCACAGATGCGAGTCTCTGTTGTTCTTGTCAGTGCTGCTGTGTCCATATCCTTGAGAGGTGGACTGATAGATTCATAGCTTGCGTCTTCATCGAGGACTGCAAGATTTCCCCAACCATTTTTTCCTGAAAAACTGCTTCTCCATTTTGACCGTGTGCTGTTTGCTTCTTCTTGTGAATTGATGCGTCGTTTGAGTTTGAGTAACCCTGCAGGTATTCCTGAATTCGCAAAATAACTTTTCGTGAAATCAGCGATACTAATATCGAGGTTAACATACCTCGAACAAACTTGAAGTGGAGAGAGTCCATAGACATCATCAGCAGCATTAGGCAATTTAAGATGAGATATTTCAGTGGCAGGAATGAAGTATGTGCTGCCGTTGATTTCATATTCATATCGATATACTGATCCATTTTCAATATCAATAGTGATGCGATCTGATCTTAATAATTGAAGGCTGATGATGCGACCTGATCTATTTCTTTCTTTAAGAACATAGGCATTTCCTGTGGTGTAAAGATAGACGGTAAGTAGCTCAATAAAATCAGCCTGAGATTGTTCCGCGTTGGGAGATGCGAGAATTGCAGCTAACTCATTATTCGAGGCGTTGATCTGCTCTGCACCTCCCTCAGCGGTTAGTCGTTCAAGAAGAAATTTAGGTGCCGATACTGCTGTCGCTATTTCCCTAACGCAAGAGTTAACAACAGTGTTCCCATCGAAGCCTTGTTTCGCGTAGGTATTGTAGGAATCTGCTGCGTTGCTATAAACATTATCTGGGGCGAGCGGTACTGTGACCTGAGCAAACTCTTGCTCTTGTTTCGTCCCCTCTTGTGCTAAGAGACGAGTAAGCCAACTCAGCTCAAATCCCCTTTCGCACGACAGCTTTGAACTTATATTCTACGGCAGAAATCACTGACAGTGCAAATATAATCTATCTTGATGGAATGAATTTATAGTAAATTATAGTTTTCTATAGTAAATGAGTTGATATGTAACCTAGAATTTACTTATAATTATTTTACAAAGAAAGGATTATGAAATGGCAAATCAAATCAAATGTGAATGTGGATCTTGGATGATGCTTCGCACTGCTCGAAGAGGCTACAACGCAGGAAATAAATTTTGGGGATGTGCATCTTATCCAAGATGTAAAAAGACTCAAAATTA